AAGCCCCACAAGGGCTGCCTTGTTGTCATCGGGATGATGATCAGCACACTGTTGAGTTCTCAAGGAACGAACGCTGCCTTGGTCGAGTGGTTCCAGCCTAAGGCCGGCTCGCTTCCGGGCTACCCACTGTCGTGTGAGTCGACGTGTAGCAATGTTCTTACTGATGTGCATTTTGACTGTTGGGTTATCAGCCGGCTCTTCAGCCGGTTGTGAGGTCTGCGTGAGCCCCTCGTTCTTGCTGGGCTTAAGCTTGCCGGCCTCTTTCGAGTCTGTCAAGCCTTGGTGGAGCTTGTTGGGGCCTTAAAGGCCCCTGTGCGCCTGTCTGAGCCACTTTCACCATCGTTTGGCCCTAGGGGCTGTCCTGGCTACTGAGGCTCTTAGAGGAGCTTGTGTGGCTTCAGGCTCTCAGGGTAGATGAACCCTGTCAAGCCGTCAGGTGAAGATTTCTCACCACCCCCGCCGGCCCTTTCGGGGCCGAACGGGACGCTCTGAGCTTAAGGTCTGTTTACGCGGTCCGTAGCAAAGCTACGTCCCGGCCGCAACGCTTACGCGTTATCGGGCGTCGCTCAGACGACGTGAAACTGATCAGCGCCACTCATTCTCGAAGACTTCGATCACCTTGTGCAGGTAGCCGTCGAGCGCCGAATGAACCTCGATCCAATCGCGGTCTGCACCGCTGATCACGAGGTAGGTGAGCCGGCCATCGGAGTGGACGACCGTGCGCTGCGGAGTGCTGTTCATCGCTGCTCCCTGTGTAGTTGTGCGCTTGGGGCGTAGCCCCTGCGCTTTGCGGTGAAGCTTCCGCTTCACTCGTTTGTCGCCGTGTTCTGCGATGACCTCAGACTGACAGCTCCGGAGTGGGGGTGCAAGGGTTTTCTGTACCAAGTTCTGTAGCAAGTTGTTGGGTCGACTGTTGCGTAGGAGGAACACGCGTGTGCACGCGAGAGCCGGCTGTGGGGATGTAAGGGTTGGAGTAGGGTGAGAGTCCTTACTTTACCTCTAAATAGTTCACATCCTCAACTATTAGGCAGCCTAACTAGTGCAGATGCCAACGATACACGTGGATATCCTTGCACATGCCATGCGTATCACTGTGTATCCTTGTACATACCATGCATACACATGCCGGCCCATGCATACTGATGCATGCATGCCACACCTACACACACATGAGCTGTGCTGTGCTCAGATGAGCGGCTGTACCAGTGTGTGCAGGCATGTGCGGAGATGTCCAACTCTGTGCCGAGCTGTGCATGAATGTGTACCCGGGGATGCTTAATTCGCGTCGAGTGTGAGTGTGTGAGTCCCTCCCCACAACTATCATACATTGTGTGATCCATGTCACACTACTGCACACACTGCGTAGCGACATCAGGCTTGGACGTCACTCTCCGTACCTTTAAGGTAAAGGTTTGGTAAAGTTTTCCAAGATGTGTCCGCCAAGTTGTCCGGGTGCTGTATATAAAGGATGAGACACTGTACAGAGAGTACAGAGACTGCAAGTGGTACAGACAAGCTCCCTTAGGAGCTTGTCCTTGTACAAGCCTGTACAGGATGTACAGACACTGTACAGACACTGTACAGACATGAGGATGAGCCCCTTGAGGGGGCTCTCCTCTCCTGTTGTATTCCTTTAGACATTACTGATACCGGGATCCCTTCCGGTGCAATCCCACGGCCCTAACGGCCGTGGGAGTTATACAGCGCTGTACATATCTGTACAGGGGGAAGGAGAGCGCATGGCAACCATGTACCGATCGGAAGACGGAGCTCTCCACACCACCGAAGCGAAGGCGCTCAAGAAGCGCGCTGCTCCTCGTACGCAGCGAGATCAGAAGGCGCACAAGCAGACGATCCTCAACTACCTGAAGAAGGGCCTGACCATCAAGCAGGCCTGCCAGGATTTGAAGATCAACGAAGACATGTACAAGTACATGCGCCAGTCCGACCCCGCCTTCAGGGCGGCGGTCGAGCAGCTCCGAATGATTGACATCTCCGGAGAGAAGGCAGAGCAGAACCGACAGAACATTGCCGCGTTCCCCGAGTGGTGTGAGGAGTACCTCGATACCAAGCTGTTCGATCATCATCTCCAGTGGTACGACCTGCTCGAACGCAGAGAACCACGGAACCTTCACCCGGCTCAGCAGTACATCAAGGGTGACCCCGACTTTCTGATGGTCAACACTCCTCCGGAGCATGCGAAGACCACGACGATCACCGTCAACTACGTGACGTACCGGATCTGCCAGGACCCGAACATCCGCGTCATCCTGGTCTCGAACAACGAGACCCTGGCGAAGCGATTCCTCCAGGGCATCAAAGACCGACTGGCTTCTCAGAACCGCAACTACCAGAAGCTTCAGATCGACTTCGGGCCGGAAGGCGGCTTTGACGCCGACTCGGCCTCTTGGTCAGCTACACAGATCTACGTCAGCTCCCAGAGTCGAGACTCCGGTGAGCCCACACCAACCGTGCAGGCCATCGGTATCGGAGGATCGATCTATGGTAACCGAGCAGACCTCATCATCCTCGACGACTGCATCATCAACAAGAACGCCCACGAGTACGAGAAGCAAATGCACTGGCTTCAGACTGAAGTGTATTCTCGCCTCGCAGACCCCGGCGGGCAGATCCTTCTTGTTGGCACTCGGCTCGCTCCTGTAGATCTGTACGGCGAGATCATGAAGCCCGAGTACTACGGCGATGAGGATCCTCCGTGGACGTACCTCACTCAGCCGGCTGTACTCGAATTCGATGAAGATCCTCGTAAGTGGGTTACGCTCTGGCCGAAATCCAATCGTCCGCCCGTATCGGCAAAAGGTCGTAGTGAGACCTCTGCCGACGAAGACGGTTTGTGGGACATGTGGACCGGCCTGAAGCTCGCCAAGAAGCGGCGGGCCCTGAGCCCGCGCGCCTGGGCACTGACCTACATGCAAGAGCAGTTCAGTCAGGACTCCATCTTCCATACGAAGAAGGTCAACGCGTGTGTAGATGGCATGCGTCCGGACGGGCCCATGAGGCCCGGCCAGCCTCCACACATGGGGCATCGAGAGAACGGCATGGCAGGAACGTACGTCATTGGCGGATTTGACCCTGCGATGAGCGGCAACTCCGCCTCGGTGGTCATGGCGGTAGATCGTCAAACTGGCGTGCGCTGGATCGTCGACGTCTGGACGAAGGGCTCTCTCAAGCCCGAAGACATCTTCAACAAGATCAAAGAGCTGACCATCGCGTACAACATCAATGAGTGGCGTATCGAGAAGAACGCTATGAACATGATGGTCACCCAGGATCGAGACATCAATCAGTTCCTGCGTTCCCGAGGAACGCTCCTGAGGGAGCACTTCACTGGATCGAACAAGTGGGATGCGGACTTCGGTGTTGCCTCTATGTCCGGACTCTTCGAGGGTGCCGATCGAGGCAACCACCTCATTCGCCTTCCTCGTAAGAACTCCGAAGGCGTCAAGGCCCTCATCGAGCAACTCACCACCTGGGAGCCCACCGCTCCGGGACAGCGGACCAAGCGCAAGACGGACTGCGTCATGGCGTTGTGGTTCGCGGAGATCGCAGCCCGGGACGTCCTTGAGACGTCCGGGGGTACCTCTCTGGAGATAAGGAACCCCTACCGCTCGGCTCGTGATGAGGCGAAGCGTATGACGATCGACCTCAACTTCTACGAGCAGGGAGGCTTCTGATGAAGTTCATCAGTCGCAGCGATATGGGCTGGCCGGCAACGGCGGCTCGGGTTCAGCCCGAGAAGCCCCAAGGCGTGAAGGTTCACTACGAGGGTGATGAAGTTCCAGCGATGGACCACTCTCGGTGCGTTCGTCATTGGACGGACATCCGAAACTCGCACCTCGCAAACAAGGAGGAGAACTACTCCGATGTCGCTTATAACCTTGCGGTGTGTCAGCACGGCTATATTCTGGAGGGCCGTGGCGCTGGACACCAGACCGGCGCCAATGGCAATCAGAGCCTTAACCGCACGCATTATGCAGTCGTCGTCCTCATCGGAGGAGCGACGAAGCCAAGTGCCGCTGCTGTTGAAGCTCTGAAGGAGGCGATCCTCTATCTCCGTCAGCGAGGCGCGGGTAACGAGATCAAGGGGCACAAGGATGGCTACGCCACGTCGTGCCCCGGCGGACCTCTTTACAGCCTCGTACAT